CATCGGGCCCAAAATTATTTAAAGTGACAATACCACTTTGAGCATCAATTAATCCAATATTCCCATTTATAATAATATTTTCATTATTTACAATTTTATATATTACAACAGTTCTATTATTAGAGTTAGGTATTTCGGTATCACCAAAGAAATGATCTACACCATTAAATTTAAATGGCGTACTTGAAATATTAAAAGCCTTTCCCTTTTGTATAAAGAAAGATCCAGTGAAAGCTAAAGTAAAATCATTTTTTACACGACTTACTGAAGGAGTAATAGTTTGAAACAAGAAAGGCCTGATAGTAGAACTAGTAATCGCAGGATCTGCCGAATCAACAAGTGTTAGTAATTCAGAATGTCTAAACACACCATCAAATCGATTTAGCTGATTAAAGTTATAATCATTAACAACATCTTTGACTAACGATTCTAACGCAGAGATTGATCGACTTGTAAGTGATGGATTATACTTAAAGATTACATCAAGCTCAACATTAGTAAATTCAGGATCAACTATTTCAGGAGTAACTGATACAATATTTTTTGTCTTGATAATAGATTTAATTTCGTCTTTTTCATTCGGTGTTAATGCATCACCAATAAGAGGTTTAATACTAATATATGCTTTACCAAAATCTGGAACTATATTATCTTCACCACCCCATGTAGATATTGATTCAATATTCGCAAAGTTTTTCTGAATAATAGCAGAATAGTCTTGAGAAGTAACAGCTCGATCCTGTGCCTGGAATGTAATAGGTGCATTAAATCGTATTGACTCGGTTGTTTCCGCAGCAGTACCACCATTTGCATTTGTAATAGTTGTAACTGTAATATCTGGTTCGTTCAATGTTGGGAATGCTGTTACCAAATCAAAGTCATTAGCACCATTGGCCGCAACACCCTGCGTAACCAAATAGTCAAGAGTTACAATGTTATCATTCACTGGCTTCTTACCAATAATACCATCACCAAAGAATATTTGATAGAAACCACCTGAATTTTCTTGTAAGTGATAGACTTGGGTATCTGATAATACATCTTGTAAAGTTGTAAATTGCTGATATGTATCAAAAGTTTCTGACTGTTGATTATTTTGAACTCGAACTCTCAATGATGAAGTATCTGCGTCAGCATCTGATATCTGAAACTTTTGGTTTTCAATATCATTATCAACTCTATAAGATAATGAACGTACTGTACCTTCAGCAATAGGTATAGATTCAAAGATAAATTTCTTGGTTGATGCTCCTGCACCAACACTATCTGTTCGAACCGCTGCTTGAGATTGTGTTGCAGAAAATGTATATGATACACCATCAACGCTCGTTGTAAATTTAGTACCTCTTTCTAATACTAGAGTCGTAGGTAAATTGACTGAAGTATTGGACGTTACGTCTACAGTTAAACTAACAGTAGCTTGAGGTGCCAATACCGATCGAGGAACATAACCCAATAGACCAGCACGAGCTACAACATTACCTCGTATTTGTGCAGAATCAAGGAAGGCTTCATTCAAAGCAAAGTGCGCTAACATTGCGTTATAGTGTGTATTATAAGCAAGTATGTCTAGTAATACACTTAATCCTGAGCCGTCAAAATCATAGTCTTTAAACTGAGATTGTGACTTCATGAAGTTCTTTAGATTATCTTTTATTTGATCAAAATCTAATTCTGATACATTTAAATTTGACGCCATGGTATTTTACCTTAATCTTCTTAAATTAATTTCAATGTCTTGAACTGAATCGTTTTCTTTTATACTAAAAACAACAACAATTCTATACGCGTTTTCATCACTTGTCGCTTCAACTATGACATTGACATTTTCTATTCTTGGTTCGTGTTGATTTAATACATTCTTGACAGCATCTTTAATTGCTATTCGTGTAATTGAATCATTGGGCTCAAATAACAAACTTCTTAAATTCGCCGCGAGTGTTGGCTGAAAGGGTCTTTCTGAAAAGTTTGATAACACTAAAACTCGTATAGCATTTTTAACAGCGGCATCACCTGTTATAGGTAAAATATCTTTTTTCTGTGGATGTACTATCATTTGCAAATTTAAATCGCTATAACGGGTGTTCGAAATCTGTGAATTCGACGCTGGCGATAACGTATTACTAGTAGTAATAGTAGATCCGTTTGCAGTTCCAGATGTAAGATTATATGCCATACTGTTATTTATACCTCTCCAGCTTCTTCATTAGCAATTTTAGCTAATCTTCTTGATGTATATTCCTGAGCTGCTTCTTCAATAGTCGTACCGCCATAAACATCCGGAAACTTAGTGTTTAATTCGATAAACTTTTCTTTTACCGCTGGGACGAATTTTGCAAAGTATGCTTCTCCACCTGGATATTTTTTAGCTGCCTCGGCCTGATATTTTCGAAGATCTTCTAATGAATAATCGAATTTTTTTAAAGCGTCAAAGGTAGTACCACTCACTTCGGCAACAAAAATATACATCTCAGGATGTGCAAACTTCATAATAGCAATACCAGCTTTCTTACTATTAAACACCCCACCTAGTTCAGTCTTAGCTTGTCTAAAAAGACTTTTATAAGTTAGTTTATAAGCAGCAAACATTGTTCTCTTATTATTGTCTTCAATATCTTTATCTGAGAGTGGCGTAGGTTCTTCTGCCTTTGGTGGTTCTTCCGGAACCTTAGGTTCTACTGGTTGCTCCTTTACTGTACCATCAGGAGAAGCTTCAACATTTGGTACTACTGAACATACATCAGCACCTAAAAATGTAGTACTTATTAGCTCATCTAAATCTCCAACAGCATTACCAAACTTGTCTTTTATCTCAGCTTGTAAAGATGCAAGACCAAGGGGATCATCTAGTTTAGTCTTTAGTTCGTTCAGCTTATCTTGCAAACTATCAAGCTGTGGTAACTCTGGTTTAAAAGAAAGAAGATCTGCCTTCATTGCATCTAGTTTACCTTGCACCGCAGCAAGCTGATCCTTACCACCTTGTAGTAAGGAATCCAATTCAGCCTGCTTAGCCTTCAATGCATCTAATGATTTATTATTACCGCATGCACTCATTTATATCTCCTCTTATGGACTAACATAATAATCTGCGTTTGCGTCCGAAGATTGGTCTAAACATGTATTATTATTCCAATCAAAATATGTACAACTACCTTTACCTGCAATACCATCTGCTGGTGTAGCAGGAGTTCCTTGACTTCCACCACCCCCATTAGCAAATACATTAGTGGAAGAAGTAGCTGCACTATTAGCAACCCAGCTGCCATGACCACCAGTACTATCACCTAATCGATGAACACCAATACTATTTACTTTTACATTACTACTTTTACCAACAGCAGGATCTCCACATGCTGTAGAATCTCCTTCTCTTATAACATCCTTACTATTAACCTTTACGTTAGAAGAACCAGATGCATAAGCTGTCTTATGAAACGGACTGGGCGTAGGACTTGCGTGTCCTGCGTGTGAATCTCCTTTCCTAACTATTCCTGGCATATGTTATCCTATGGGTTAAGATCAATTGTTGGAGCAACGATCGTAACATTACCACTTGCAGTAGTATTTTGAGTACTGCTATAAGTTTCAGTCACAGCACCAGTAACATTTGAATTAAGAGCATCGCCGTACGTCTCTGTTACAAGACCATCAATTTCTTCTGCCAATGTACCAGTTACACCAATAGCTTGGTTAGCATTAACGTTTAAGGTATAATCACCCATCGATGTATGACCAAACGTGCCAGCATTCGCAACTGCATTATTATTCAAAACAGTTGTAGACATGTTATTTGTTACTGATATTGTATTATCATTACCAACAGTTAATAGTTTATCATTAATAATATTTGTTGTAGAGTTATTCATAACACTCAGGTTATCATCAGCACCAACGTTGGTTGATCGACTACGTACAATTTCTGTTTCACGGTTACCGCCAATCATTTCTTGTACAGAACCTTTAACATTGACTGTCATATCTTTTTCAACTTGTAAATGATAGTTACCATATACGAGGTGACGAAGATCACCATCAACAGTCATATTGCAATTACCTTTGATATGAATATTTTTATTTGATAAGACAACTTCGTAGTCTTCACCAACAATTTTTACTTGCCTTGTACCGTCATTATAAATTTCTTCATATGAACCGGAAGAGTGTAATCGATGAGTACGTTCAAAGCCTGGAGTATCATCTATCTCATTGACGTGACCACTCTCAGATTCATAAACTTTATTAAACGGATATTCAGGTTCATGTTCATTCATCGCATCTAATTCCGTCCATGGTTGTTCTGTATAAAAAGCATCACTTTTATCTTCAGCTACAGATGTAACCTTGGCAGGTACTGCAGTTTGTACTGCTGGTCTATTATTAGACTTCCTTGTTTCTAATTGGTTAGATTCCCCATATAATGTTTCTCTAGCAGCAAAGTTAACATCTGATTTGTTTTGATATTCGCCTCGAGGATAATCTGTAGCAGTAAATCCTAGATCTTTACTCCGTGGACTATTCTTTGAAGCAACTGATCCCATGATAACAGGATCCTGCGCAGATGGCCCATCTCTAAAGAATCCAACAACCCATGAACCTTCCATTAAACCGTGTGGCGTATCACCAATACCAGAAGTACCAGAAGACGTAGTAGGCATCATTACTGTTGCCCATGGTAGATCATCTGTACCTATATCTGTTTTACTTTCTGTATGATAACCAAAACATCTTACTCTTACTCTATTCATTTCAAGTGGATCAAAACGATCTTCAACAACACCAGTAAACCAGCAAAAATTGCCACCTTTAAATGCATCACTATCTCTATTCATATTTTAATCCTTTGCTTCATATTATATTTCTACGTTTGCGTGGTTTAACAGCGGCACTATTACGATTACTGTCTTTACCGATGGTTATATCTGAATCTAAGTCAAAGTCTAAGCTATCTTTTTGTAAACCAACACTACATCTATAATCACTAGGTGAAAATAAATGAGATATTGAACTTACAACATATACACCACCAATATATTTATCGGTAATATTACTGCCAGCAGCGATCCCAGATTGACTCGTATCAGGCTTTGGTATAATGATACCAACCTTTCGTCCAACAGATAAATTAAAATCACCATAGATTTCCATATCTAAACCCATAAAACCTAAATTATTATAATATGATTGCTTAGGCAATAACGAATTTGTAACAGGTTTGTGATAATTTATATCTTTATCAAATGCTTTTGAATTTAAAGAAATATAATATTCTTTATTTGACGTATATGTATTTATTTTCTTATTATCAAATTCTGTCTGCGTACTAAATGGAGAATTGGCATTTACCTTATAGGTATTATCATATGTAAATTGTGTTTGCTTATAAGTTTTTGTTGCAATATCGATAGTATGAAGTCTAGAACTATATGCCCCTTTATCAATAGCATCATATATTGATCTATTTAAATTAGAATTTAAACTTAATATTTTTCTTTCTAACTCTTTATAATTTCCTGGTGTATTCGGAACGTTCTGAGAAAACACTGAATCGTTATAAGAGCGATATAATGGCTCTCGAATCATATCGTTATATGACTTAAATTGTAATCCACCTTGTATTGTTTCGTATAAGAAGTAAGGTGTTCCATCATTAGAAGAATTTCGTGTCAACCATGTCAAAGCTGCTAATGGTGATAAATCAGGATATATTCCCTTTACACTATCGGATGAATCAGATATGTTTTTAGAATCGTAATCACGACCATCAACTAATCCTAAATCATTTGTAAAGATATTATTAACTAATTGGCCAATTATTCCATTAAAGGAACGATTAATACTTTTAGTATTACTCACCATTGCGTGCTCAGATAAACATTCTAATGAATATGCTTGAAGACCCGGTTTAGGATTAGTATGACCTGTGATAGCTGCAATATAAACTTCAATATCAAATTTATCTACTGATTTCGAAAAAGTCTCATCAGTATTAGCTGTTCTGCGTATTTTTAGATTTACCTTTTCACCGCTTATGAGATGACTATTCTCTAAAAAATTTGTTCCGTCGTATAGTCTCATTATTACTTGTATAGATGATCTATGTAAACTTTCAACTATTTCTATCTGCTGCACAAGACCTTTTATATCAACAACATTACCATTAAGTAAAGTAACGTGTATTGAATATATGTCATAGCCATCTGGGGATACTGTACGATTACCGTCAGTCTTTGAAGTAAATTTACCCATTTAAAACATTCTCGAATTCTTCAATAAAACTCACTATATACGCAGGATCAATAATTTTTATTGAAGATCGTTGATCATTTAAATTACGTAGATGTTGTTCGTTCGTAGCGTAAGTAATAGTACCTCCAATATCATCATCATTCTCATATCCTTCTCTAAGATTCTCACTATAAAGACTATTGTATCCACCGCTATATACTAATGGCGATTCATAAATTGCGTTTGATACTACGGAACTGTCGTTATTGCCAAAGGTGTTTATATTATAACCAGGAATATTTTTTTGTATCTCAGAATCCCATTGTGCGTCAGAATAAACATTTGATAAAGTTGGTATTCCATCAGAATTCGTAATAGGTCTTTTCTCAGAGTCTCCACTTATATAATAATAAGATGGTGCTTGAGAATAATCATAACATTTGTGGATCTGTAAGGAATATAGTGTTTGACTATCTAATGTAGTTTCTGATGCGGATAAATATTCACCAGGTCTAAAGTCTCCACCAACAACAGAGTTATCAACTGCTCCAGAGAATGGATTAGTTCCTGCGATTCCTGGAACAACGTCTTGAACGATAATTTCATTTAGATCTGCATCCTTACGAACAAGCCTACCAATAGAACCTGATGTTGCGCCGTAGATTAGTTCACCTAATTGTAATACGCCTGCGACAGAGTTTTTTGTTCCTTGCGGAATACCATCTGAATCTTCAACAACATCTGGTTTAAAACATAATGCTTTACCAGAATAATTTGCTTCAATATATCTTTGAAGTACTACTTCGCTCATCGGCCATACTTGCATTCCATCGTGTAAAAAATCATTAATGATAAAAAATGTCCAATAGTAATCTGGAGTGCCGTATAAATTTTGTGATAAAACATCCGGTCGCATCCCATCAACAATTTGAAATTTCTTATAAGATGTGACAGCATCTAATTCTTGCAATGTTTCAGGTCGAATGGCACGAAATATATTGACCATTTGATCTACGGTGCCAGTACGATTAAAATCATAAGCGACGGTGGGGAATTGACTAAAAAACATTATATCTCCTATATTTTAAAACGACTGGCAATATTATTCATGGCACCACTAAAGCCGGCTGTAGCTTCATTTGCTCTATTTTTAATCTCTCCCTCTAGTGCACCAACTCTGTTTTGTATCTCACCTTCGATAGAATCAAGGCCAAATTGAGATCCGGGGCTTGATATACCTTGGCCACCACCATACAATTTTTC